ATTAGATGCTGGGAAGCGTTCTGTCACTCGGTTTCTGCCTGTTTCGTAAAGGAACTAGCGTAAAAGGTGAGGCGAACCAGCGTTTTGCAACCCCAGCAACCTCATTATGGTAACAATATGGTGCATTGTCAACTGTTTTACCTAAATATTATAAAAAAAATTACACGAGGGGCATTTTTGGGGTTGACGGATGCTGTATCCGTTGTCATACTAGGCGTACCAGCCGCCGGGTAAACCCCCATATACCCTGCAGGGCTACCTTACACGTTTGCCGGGACCCCTAGTCGGGTCCCTTTTTTGTTATCTGCAGGGTTACCTTACACGTTTGCCGGGAAGACCGCCGGGAAACCCATACTAAAAACCCCCAAAATACAAAAAATATGTCGGGATTGCATAGCAAATGCCGGGGGTCCCCAGTGGCCCATGCGTACCCGCACAGGGTCATATTTTTATTTCCACATCGCTGATGTCGTAGCGGTTGACCGTCCCGACAAACTACCCCAGCAACACCGCATCGCACCCCGCAACGGTTAACACGCCCGCACCCGCCCACGTACACGTTTTGTCATTTGTCATGATAACGATATGGTAAACCCTAAAGGGTATGTTTTACGGTTAATATAACATGCTTACACGGGCAAACACCCCGCACCGTAAACCCAAGCATTACAACGGCTACACTATTATTCTGGTTAACCGCATAAAAAAAGCCCCACCAGATAGGCGGGGCAAGGTTGCTGGGAGAAAAACAATCAGCCTAGAATAATCCAAGCTGTGATTAGATAGGTTGCAATCTCAAGCCAAGTCATCAGAAACAACCTTCACATCTGCAAGGGTCTTAGTATGTTTTTCGAATGAATACATAGTAATTCCCGCATTACCTAGCAAAGTTTCCAACACTGCCATCTGCTTATTAATCACATTGACCAGCTGAGCAATCGCTATTAAATCTTCATGCGGAATAACCGCAAACTCTTCTTTATTCTCTTCATTCACATTAAAGTTAAAAGCTTCTTTTTTCATCGGTTCTACCTTTCTAGATTGGCGGGAGTTGCAACAGCGCAACCCCCTATAAGTTTGTTTTAGACCAGTTCAACAGATAGTGTCAACCTATCCCTGAACACATTCTGAATACGTTCTTCCAGATGATTATCACACCAAGCTTCAATATAGCCGTCAATTTGATTATCAAGCTCACTGGTAATCATATCTTCAACATCACTCTCAGTAATGGTCTCGTGTTCATTCGAAACAACGTTCTTTATTTCCTGCTGGAGCAATTCACGCAAACCCTGCAAGGTTTTTGCCTCGTTACCGTTCAGGGTAATGTTCACGTTCATATCGTCTTCTTCACGTGGTAACATGACTATGCCCCCAACTTATATTTGCGCTTTTTACGTCCAGTGGTAATTGTCTGCACGTTATACCCAGCGTTGCGGATTGCCTCAATATGCTTATGAACGGCCATCTTGGATTTAACACTGGTATTCCGCAAAATAGTGTCCAAGGTGACAGGATAAGGCCGAACAACAAGCACTTTCAAAACCTGCTTAGTTTTTGGGTCAAGCCTACGAGTCCCTCCAACTACTGGCTTATTCCTTGCTGGCTTCTCGTCTGAAAATACAAAATCAAGGAAGCGTTTTGTTCCTTCTTCCTGCTCTTTCCTATCCTGAGCAAAACCCCGTAAAGCTTCATTCAGATAAGAACGGGCTTTTGGATTGGAATAGACCCAAGCCAAGCCAATGTTTTCTACTATCTTGTTACGTGTTTCGGTTTTCATCGCTTTAGTTCCTTTCGTTTAGTTGGCGATAAATACAGCATAAATAATCATGCACAGTAAGACAACAGTTATTGTCCGATAGATAACGTAAAGGGCCTCCATTAAGCTGCTACCCCTTCCAATGTCTGCCAAGCTTCACTGGTCAAAACATCCCGCACCATATCCGAACGTTTACGCTGCGTGTCGTGTTGTTTCTGCGTAGACTTACTGCGTGGCGTGTCCAACGTATGAGTAGACCAGTGAGTTAAGGCGTTATAGCCTGCCCACATAGTTTCACCCAGTTCCTTTGCTTCCTCTTCAAACTGGTCACCTAGATAATTCAGCAAAGCTTTATTAACTGGCTTTTCTTCCGTGTCAGCATGACGGGCCTCACGTTTGCAGATTGTCTCTGATAACACGTCAACAAACTGCCTAGTAGACAAGCCCAGAGACGCCCAGAGGTTCATCTGCTCACGTTGATTCTGGAACATATCCAAAGACAACACAGCCTTACCCGTCAAGCTTGCAGTGTCCAGATTGCGAGTGTGTTTTCTTTTCTGGTGATAAGCTTTTTCACCGCCAAAAACCAACGTATTACGGCACAGGTCACGATACGCCCCAGAAAAGACTTGGAACGCCCAAGACATATCAATGCTGTTAAACACGTCCAGACGGGGAACAACGCTATCTGAACCCTGCCTGCTTTTAACGTCTGCCTTCAAGTCTTCAAAGTAGATAGTTCGATGAGCCTTCTTACCTGCTTCGAATAGCCTATCAACTACCCGCAACCGTCCGCCCAGTGGACTATCCGCCAACTGTTCAGCCTGCACCCGCATCATATCCTGATGAGGCACTAGTTGATAAGTTTTAGGAATTGGCCTCATATCGACAAGCTGGCCGGCCGCTTTGTTGAATACAGCGTGATAGTTATCAAGCCCGACACTATGAATAACGGTAGTATCGGGGAAATGAGGTTCTTCTATTTCTGCCGCAATCGGTACACGTTCGAACACTGCCCTATCAGTAAACAAGGACAAGTCGAACGGGTCGGTGTGGTCGTACTGGATGCCGTCCCGAATATTTGACAGACGGCTATTGTTAGGTACTAAATCAAGCATAATAATGCCTTTCTTCTATTGGTTGATTTACGGGGAATATCCCCTGCCCTGATTCTAAGGCACAATTCGCCCAGAAAGTAAAGCAATTTGTTTTGCTGGCAATTCGCCCCGCCTCGCGAAAAATTGCCTGATATATCCAGACCAGTAGCAGATAAAGGAAACAAAAATTCTGCCCTTGTGATATATCCCCAAAAAAACTTTAGCGTGGCCTTTTTGTCATAGGTTCCAATTCAGATATTTTATATTCTAATCTATTATCGTCGAATTCAGAATCATCATCAATAATAATTGCTAGGTTCCCGAATAACTCAATTATTCTGCCTGTGATATTTTCGTCTATTACTTTTACAAAATCGCCTACATTCATCTTACAATCTCCTAATGTGTCATAAACAAAACTTGCCTATCATCTGCCGACCAACACAGCGCACAGTTTGCACAGTTGGCGACATCGCCCGTTTGTTCTGGACAGACAAAAGAACGGCCTTTCACTGGCTTTGCTCGTTCGGTACTGTTAGCCGCAAACTTATAAGTAAGGTCATTACTAAAACGGACTGCAAAGCGATTGCCCATAAAATTAGTAAGCGAACAAATAGCAAGCCCTATAGGACTGTTTTTTGCATTTCCAGTATATCCCCAAACGGCTAGGTTATCGTATTTACATAACAAAGACTGCCACAGGTACACATACTGCACCGAATAAAAATCACCCAAAACATGCAGACGGATGATAACACCTTTATAAGTAGAACACAGTTCTTCTACTTCTTCTTTTAACTTAGCTTCAAGTGCTGGCCCGTGTTCGATGCGATGAGCAAACGCCATATTATTCCCGTAACAGTTATCCCAGTGATAACATTCACGGGGACACGTTGCCCGTTCTTCGAGTGTAAGCGTAAAGATAACATAGCCTTTAAACTTACCTTTCTTAACTACAGGCAATTTCCCTTTATCTGCTATCTTGTTATTTTTAGATAACTTAAGCGCACCAGTTTTTAATTCTGCAATTGACCGCCTAGCGTTCGGATACATGGTGACCGCTGGCTTGTTTATATCTGCTTTTCTCATTTGTTCTGTTTCCTTTTCTGTTGGTAAAGAAACAAAATCAGATTAGCTTAATCTTGTCAAGTGTCTTTTTGTTTAGCTAAATAACAACTAGCGCAATAAGTATCGAACGCATCCCAGACATCAGCCTTTGCACCACACCTGCAATAATACTCCTGCTTAGTAGGATGATTGCGTGGTTGGTTTGTCACGTTTGGCGTGGCTAATTTGTCAGGTTTAGCGTTTGTCATTTGTCAGTCTTTCTGTCACTGTTTCGGTAACACTGAACAAGCATGGCATAATATTCGTTTTTGCTGTGTCTTGTCCAGCGTTTTTCATCAGCCATTCTTTCACATTCTGTTTTTGTCATAGGCATTTCTAGTATCATCTGATTGCCTATGTACTCCCAGCCCTCGTTGAACTCCCCTTCAAGATAGTATGTAGTGTTTGCCCACATACTGATAACAAGCATAAATTCTTTCATCAGCCGTCACTCCTTGTCTCGCAAGTTAAACTCCCGACAAACTATTTCTACTGCGCTGTCTAGTTCGTGAAAGGTGTCGCAATAGATATATCGTGGGCCACCTTCATACAATCCCTGATGGACAATATCTCTTGCCATTTCATAGATACGTTCAATAGCTTTGCGTTGTTCGTTTGTCAGGGCATCGATGCTTTTCTGTCTTTTGTCGTATTCTTCTTGACGCTTTTTCTGCCAGTATCTCTCACGCTGTTTATCTGTCATCTTCATAAGGTCTTGTGTGTTCATTGGTACTTGCTCCACTTCTCTTGCCATGCTTCGTTTAATATCTCATCATATTCTTGGTCGCTGTAGTGTGTCATCATGTTACGAAACCGTTTCATCTCGTGTACAAACTGAGCGAACACTTCACAACAGCCAGCCCAATAATCAGCCTTTTCATACCACTGGCTTTCAAGTTCGATTGCCATGTCTTTAACTCTGCCCATCGGTCACCTCATATATATCCTCTAATGTCCAATCGTGTCCATCGTCACATTGTTGCCACTCAATATTTACTTTCGGGCCGTATGTTTGATGAGGTGCTACATCACCCCTTGCTATAGCCCACGCCATCTCTTCGTCCTTTGCTTCGATAATAGCATCATACCCCACATCCATCGTGGCGGTTACTCTGTACTTAGGCATCGTCTTCCTCTTCCTCTTCCCTCTCTGAATCTGCAATCATGTGGTCGTAATCACAGTTGCGGCAAAATCCACCGCTGTCATAACTGTAATGCTTTAGGCGGTTGTAGTCCTCATGGTAGTGACCGCATCGTAAACAAGTCAAGCCATCCATATCATCTTTCTTCCTTTACACTTTCTGTTATGAACATACCACTTTTATTCGCTTCTTTTTCTAATGCAGGTAGGCACAGAAGATATAACTTCTCAGTTTCAAAAGTAGCCCACAACTCTGCGTGATTGTTGCTTTCTGCATATACTTCAATCATCTTCATTGACCTCTTCTATTAAACTTCCATCTACAGACCAATCACCACCAACCTCTGTGTCGCAAAGGCTGGAATCATCCTTAGCCATTTCGTATGCGGTTTGTGCGTCAGGGGCTTCGATTATCCCGTCATAGAACGTGTATAGCGTTCCCATTACTTTGTACTTAGGCATCTGCTTTTCCTTCTGTTTGTTTGCAGTTTCATTACCCATACAGCAAACTATCGAACATGTCAACCCCAAAAGAAAACGGGGCTATCCCGAAGGACAACCCCGCTTCCCAACCAACAGAAAGGAACCCTACGCCTATGCAACCTCGTAGGGTGTACTTAGTCTTAACACATAACCAGCGTTGGTGTCAAGCCATTTTTTTGCTTGGCGTTGAGAATTTGTCACATGAACTGTGACCCACTTTGTCAGGTCGACAGCTTCACCTTGCCTAACAAGTTCACGGCTTGTCTCACCCAGCCTTACCATACTAGCTGGCGTGAGGACTTGCCATTTCCCGTCAAACTCTCGTTCGACTATTTCAGCCTTCAGTTCCCGTCTTTTCATCTTCTTCCTCTTGTTCGATTACGTGGATGTACAGGTCGATTGCTTCCCGTATTAGGTCAGCAACACTGACTTGTTCTAGTTCAGTCTTTTGTCGTTTCTCTGATAACGTTGCAAGTTTGTCATATTGACTCACCGTCATCAGTAGGTTGTAAGTCTTTGTTTTCTCTTCTATTTTCGGTGGTCTCGCCATCTTCCTTGTCCATCCATTCAGCAACCCAATCGTAGGTTTCGTCCACGCCTCGTTTATTAGGAACAACTCGTGTCCTATAAGTAGGGTTACGTATCTGTTTAGCTATAGGGTTTCTTTTCTTCATAGTAATATATAATAAGTAAATATAATAGGGTTCCCTGCAGGGTATACTGGTTATTAGCA